CTCCATATACAGTCGCTGGAAATTCAAGGTTGTTGCGGGTAATCGTGTATTTATAATAAAACCCGCCTACAGGAGCGCGTCGAGGTTCTTTAAGTTTCATCTTGCCTTGCGCGTGAAGATGAGGTTTTATCCTTCCCATGTCAAGAAAAATTGTTTCTCAAAATGGCATTCGGAAATACGGGATGGTCTTCCCAGAAAACATGAACCCGCTTGAGATCGAGCTTTATTGCTACGCGTTAACCCGTGGTGACTATGGAAGGACGATGCGGGTGAAGAAGAACATGGAACTTTCTGACTACAAACTTTTGTCGCCATTTGAACACTTCATCATGGCTGTCCAGTATATGTGGCCGACTGATGTTGTGATCAAGAATCGTGGTTATACCAATACCCAACTTCTTAGGACTCTTGAGGAGTTGTGCAACAATGACGATGTGTGCCTCGCAGGCGCAGCCTCAATGGGTAAGTCGTTTCCTGTAGGTCTGTGGATTTATCTGGATTGGTGTGCTGCCCCGCATTGCACATCTTCTTGGGTAGCCACTACAACCCTTGGAGCTTCGGAGGATCGTATCTGGGGTATTATCTCTAAACTCTGGAAGTGTGCGTCCAATAAGATTGGGAACCTCGTTGACTATCGCCACATGATTGTATGGGGTGGCGCGGCAGGAGATGATGAGAAGGACTACCGCAATGCTATCAAGGCTATTGCCTTTCCTCCCGGATCTGAAGGACAAAAGGCTATTGATACCACCCGTGGTCGTAAGAACGATAGGATTCGCGTAGCTTTGGACGAGTTGCCCGAAATGGAGATGGGCGCGATTAACATTAGGCAGAACCTTTCCTCTAACGATGACAAGGTTTTCATTGGTATCGGAAACCCGTCCGCTGGCGACAATCCACACACCCGATGGGCTATGCCTAAAGGTCACACTAGCTTCGATGCGGTTAGTGCTGATATGGAGAAGTGGGAGACTGAAACAGGCGTATGCTTGTTCTACAATGGCATGAAGTCGCCGAACTTCCAAGCTCCTGCCAATGAACCTTCTCCATTCCCATTCCTAATGGATCGCAAGAAACAGGCGGACATTCTTAAAATGTCCTATGGTGACGAGAACTCTGTTGACTATGTTCGTAACGCTATTGGCTGGTGGCCCAAGTCTGGCTTTGCCCAAACGATCCTAACCGCCGATGTCATTCGGAATGCCGATACCTACTCAGAACCTATCTGGGATCACAATGACCTCATCAAGATTGCTGGATTCGATACTGCTTTCACGGCTGGTGGGGATAGATGCGTTCTGACAGTCTGTAAACTAGGGTATGTCCGTGGAACCTCACAGAAGGTTATGTATCTAGTAAACCAAGAAGTCATCCAGATCGCTGCTGGTCAAGCTACCGAGTTCGATGTCCAAGTTGCCGCGAAGGTTGTTGAGCTTTGCCGAAAACATGAGGTGAAGCCTAGTAAGTTTGGCATGGATGTCAGCGGTGATGGTGGCCGAATCGGACAGGCTATCATGCGCGAGTGGCTGCGGCATGATAAGGATGGTTCTTCTATCGCTCTTATCTCTTCTATGGGTCGCCCGACTGATCGTATCGCTGCCGATGTCGATAAGCGGCCTTGCACCGAGGTCTATGATCGTTTGATCTCAGAATACTGGTATCAGAGCTTCCACGGGTTTAAAGCTAGGGTTATCTATGGCGTCGAAGCATCTGGTGAACTAGGCCGAGAACTATGCCTTCGTAGGTATCGCACAAAGAACAAGAAGATTTCCGTAGAGACTAAAGATGACTACAAGGGTAGGACTGGATTCTCGCCAGACTTGGCTGACTCGTTTTTATACGCACTAGAGATGTCCCGCCGCAATGGTTTAACTTTTATCGGTAACGATAAACCTATCCCGACTGATCGTTTCTGGGCTAGGCGCGAGGTAGAGGTTCAGCCAATGTCCGACGATGACTACTATATGTCGGACGATGACGGGGAGGGCTAAACTATCCATCGGCATTTCAGTGCCCAAACGCACATTGTGAGACGATGATTCGGTTAGTTTAGAAAGAGGGGGATTGCCGTCCCCCCACTATGAAAAGTTTATTCTAGCACACCTTGCAATTCCATCAAGTTCGCTAGGTCTTCGCTGATCGTAATCCTGCAAACTTTGTCTCCACCGAAAGTCGTTCCAAGCATTTCAAGTTTCTCTAGGTCTGACTTCTTTACCCAGCAGTCCACCCAGTCTTGGCGGAAGCGAATCTTGTATTGGTTTTCTGCAACGAATGTGCCTTCGCACACGATAAGTGATTTGAACATATTATTTGTTTTCTGCGTATTTCCAAATGTAACCTTTTGCTGATTTAACTCTTCCTTTTAGGCAATTGTTTACACCATTTCCAAAAACTTTTTGAGCATCTACTTGAAAATCAAATTCGATTTTTTCTCCAGTAGATATTGATATTCCATAAATCGGCTTTTTATTTTTTCTAAGTTTTATTCTGTGTAGTCTTTCAATTTCTTTTTCATCTGTTGGCCTATCTATTTTATTTTTACGCTTGTATTCATTGCAAGCGTGGCATAATCCCCTCCAGCTTCTATGCTCTCCTTTTGCAGAAAGAGTGCTTCCTTTGCAATTAACACAGATTTGAACAATTTTTTTTCTTTTTGTAAATGCTTGTTCTTTTGGAGTGGCCCAACGGCAATTTGATTTTTCATAATTTCCGTTTGGGTCTATTCGGTCAAGAGTTGTGCCTTGTGGGCGCGGAGCCATGTCTTCTGCGAAATTTGAAAATGTTCTCCATCGTTCGCATACTTTAATTCCTCGCTCACCATACAAGTGCCAAGAATCTCTTTTTGGATTTGTGCATCTTTGGATCATTGATCCCCATATTGAATATAGCTCTCGTCTCATAGAGCTTAACATTTAATGTATCATTCATTGGCAGTCAAGTGTATTCCCTGACTATGTATCCTTTTTCCGTTGCCCATTTGACATTTTGGTGCAGGTAGGTGTGACATTGGCGGCATACAGCCATGAAAGTGCGCTTCTCACAGGTATTACGGCCTCTGCCGCTTTTATGGTGAATGTCTGTTGCTTCCCCACCACATACTTCACATTTGCCGCTTTTTTCTTCAAGATACTCTCTCCTTACCCTACTGTATTCAATGCTTCGCTTTTTGAGTCTGGCTGAAACTGGGTTGAGCTTCCCTCCTCTTTTCTTGAATCCGCTTTTTGCCTTAAGTGGAGTTTTGCGTCTGAGCATAATTCAATAATTTTACCGATCTGTTCTTTCTTAAGAACCGACTTTGCTGATGTTTCGATTTGATTGATAAGGCTACCAGTCACTCCAATCTTGTCACCTAGTTCACGCACGGAAAACCCAAGACGCAGGCGAGCATCGCGCAAGTGTGCGCCAAACATCTTTCTAGCATTATGCTTGATGTTTCTGCTATGCTCAATAGCCGATAGGTAGCTATTGTATGCGACTTCTAACTGATGCATATTGGTGGAGTATAGACAAACATATTGACAGGTCAATCTTTTTTTTGTAGTATTGGATGCTATGGATAACCAAAACAGCAACATAGATTTGGACATGACTGCATTCAAGTTTCTTGAGTTTGCCAGAAAGTCCGTTCTGATAACAAATATGTCTCTCGCCGAAGCGATGGGCCAAGGAATCTTTTCGACTCACGAAGTCTTCAATGGCGATGGAGGCTATATGATCATGGGAGTAAGGCCGAACTCTACTGCTCTGGCCGCGACCTACTCTGGCAAACGCATCCTCTGGTCTGAACTAGCATTGATCAAAGACGAAGACCTAGAACTCCATCACAAACTCCACGCTGTAGATTGCTCCGATGACAATATGTCTGATCTGGCTTGGACAAACCTCGTAGACCAAATCGAGGAGTGGGTGAAGTGCGAGCGCGAAGAAATTGACTTGGATTATCGGTAACGATAACGCTTGACAAACTTAGACCATCTGATATGGTGGTCAATGTGTGAGAGATCACACCTCGGCGTAGGAACCGAGTAAGGAAAAATTAAATTAACAACAAAATATATGGCCCCTTTGCGGCGGTTAATTCCTACGCGTCTGTTGCCGCTTTTTTCGCCGCCGCTAGGGGTCGCCTTTTTTAAATGAAATTAGTAAAACAACCTCAACGCCTATTCGTCCAGATGAAGAAGGCAGTATTGAGAGAGGACTTGATGAAGGTCACAGATGATGTGGTTCAAGCAATGGTTCTCGGACAAATGCTATTCTGGACTAAAACCCTAGACAAGGTGAACGATTGGCTTTTCGAGGAGAACAAGCGACTAGCTGAATACGATTTCCCTCAACATGAATACAACTACGGCTGGATATATAAATCCGCGAAACAAATGCGGGATGACTTGATGAACGCATTCAGCGAAGATGCAATCCAACGAGCATTCGCCTCGCTTACGAAATCTGGAGTTCTTCTAAAACGGAATAACCCACTTTGCGGGTATGACAGGAAACTTCAGTATCGAATTGATCTTGTTTTACTACGCCGAAAGCTCAAGGAAATCGGTTGGGAAATGACAGATTTTGTCATGGATTCCATTCCGCAGGATGCGGCTTTCATTCCGCAGAGTGCGGAATCAATTCCGCTATATGCGGGAGCAATAGCAGAGATTAAAACAGAGAGTAAAAACAAAGAAACCCCTATAATCCCCAATGGGGATACAGCTTTGATTTTTGATACCGAACCAAGTTCAGTTCCAAAGAAACGGAAACCCAAACTCGTCGATGATTCCTTCATCGCTGAACTCAAGAAACTAAATCCCACCAAAGATGTCGATGCCCAAGTCATCGCAGCGAAGAACTGGCTACTCGCCCACCCACCACGCCAGTTTACCCAACCATTCTTTTCTTCATGGATCAACCGAACTAAGCCCACGATTAATCCCGAAGAAAGCTGGAAACCAACCCTAATCTGAAACACATGAAACCCGCAAAGAAACCAACCTATAACTTCAAAGTCGTAACCACAATGAAAGATGTTCCTGTTCGATCATCGTCCGAGCAAGCTGCCTTGTCGCTGATGATGCAAGACCCAGACATCCTGACCAAGCAGAACTGGGATAGCTCGTATTTCGTCCTAGAAGCCCATAAAATCATTTTCGATGCCATCAAGGCTGTCCACAGCCGAGCGGGTATGGCCGACGAGTTTATGGTCATTGCAGAGCTAGAGAACGCTGGTCTAAAAGAACTGGCTGGAAATGATACAGCGATCTACGACATCCTTTCCTGCATAACGATGATGCCCGGCAAGGTCTGCCAAGACATCGCCGCCGATTACCGATATGAATTACGGAAAGCTAAAGCCTACCGCGATATGATCTCCTACTGGGAAGCCAACGAGCAGGACATCCGCCAAGGCCGAGGAAACCTAGAAGAGTTCTCGTTAACGATAAACGCAATCCAGTATGATGACTCCAAACCCAAACGGACAAAGAAGGAGATGCTCAACCAGATCATCGACGAGATGGAAGGTAAGGCGAAGAAGGATTGCTACTCTACTGGCCTCATCATGCTAGACCGAAACATGGGTGGAGGGATGCACAAAGGAGAGATGATGACTATCGCCGCTGAAACAGGTGGCGGCAAATCTATCCTCCTAGTCCAAGCCATAGTAGCGAATCTCCTAGAAGGGAAATCTTGTCTATTCTTTTCACTAGAGATGTCTGGTGAAGATATTTACCGCCGACTCGCCGCCAATATTGCAGGCGTTCCAGTCAGAGAGATGGAGGACTACAAGGTAAACTATGGAAGAGAATTGCCGGCAATTACAGAAGCACTCACTAAACTCTATTCCCTGCCAATCGAGGTGATCGACTTCATGCATGACATGGATTCTATTGAGTCTGAGATCGCAAGAGCAGCTAGCGAAAATCGTGCGGATGTAATTGCTGTAGACTACATCCAGATTCTGAATATGAATGACTCAGATAACAGAGAAACTGCTATCTCAGAGGCTGCTAGAAGGCTAAAAACCCTTGCTGCAAAGCATAAATCGGTGCTATTTACCGCCTCCCAAGTTAATGATGAGGGGCGTTTAAGGGAGTCAAGAGCTATTGGAATGCACTCAGATCAGGTAGTCCAGATCGAGCATAAGAACGAAAAGAGCAGGATTATCGTCAAAAAGAACCGCCGTGGAGCTAGAAACTACACTATCCCTGTAGAAATGAAGGGTGAGACTAGTAGATTTATTGAGGTGTTCTAAATATTTTTATTGACATCCCATAATCGGAGGTATAGGAAATGCATTCAATGAACTCCAGAGCTAAAGGAGCAAGAGGTGAACGCCTGTGGCGAGATGAACTTCGCGCCCAAGGATTTACCGCCCGTCGAGGTCAACAATTCTCTGGCTCTCCAGACTCACCAGATGTAGTCTGTGAAGAACTCAAAGAACTTCACCAAGAAGTTAAGTTCGTCCAGAGCCTTAACCTTGACAAAGCCTGTGAACAAGCTGAAAGAGATTCGCGTGGGAAGCGTTGGATCGTAGCCCACAAGAAAAACAACAAAGCGTGGAAGGTAACGATGTCGTCCGATACATTCTTCGCAATCCTCAGAGACGGCATCGAAGGTATTAAACTATGAAAAAACCCACCACTAAAGCAGGAAAAGCGGCCAAAGTCGCCAAGGTAATGAAGGAATACAAAGCTGGTAAACTCAAAGCTGGCATCAATCCTAAAGGCCCAAAGAAGGCTCCTATGGCTAAGAGCCGCAAACAGGCTGTCGCTATCGCACTCTCTCAAGCTGGAATGTCCAAGAAGAAGTAATGGAAAAGCGATTCAAAAAGGTAGTCAAGAACCCAAAGACTGGTAGGACTAAGACAGTCAAGTATGGGCAGGCTGGTAAAGCTAAAGACGGAGGAGATCGTATTCGCCCCGGCACGGCCAAGGGCGATGCTTATTGTGCTAGGTCAGCAAAGATCAAAGGAGATTGGAAATCTGATCCCAATTCTCCAAACAACCTTTCACGCCGCAAGTGGCGTTGCAAAGGAAGTAAATCCATGAAATGATCTATTCCAAGATCGCGCCTTTACCTACGCACAAATATGTCTTGGTGGATTCCAACTTCACACACAAAACTCCGCGTGGATTTGTTGAAGGAATGTGGGTCGGAGTCACAAGTATCCCCGGCAGAGCGTGGGGAATCAATATCATTCTTCGGGATGGTGGTGCTTTATATCGTAATCTCCCTCCTCATAGTATCGGATTTAATACTGAGAACTTTGGGTGGACTATTCAGCAAGCTCAACTCTGGGATTGCTACTCCTACCACTTCACCATCGTCCAAAGCCCCATCCTGCGAGGTCTGCGGATGCAAGCTAAAGTAAGGAACGAATACCACACAGGAGAATACCTATTCCATGTGACTCATGTCGATGATGGGTGGTCGGACTCACCAGACCAAGATAAGGAATTCTACTTTATCAAGCTAGATAATGGCAGGTTAACCATCCAGCCTACGAATAGAATCACATTCATAGATGCCAGTTTTATCGTTAACGATAACCTCCCAGAGCTAAAGTTGAGCGAAACTATTTATTCCTGCGAATAAAATTCTCTTGACACTATGACAAGATGTAGTAGTGTTGATGGAACCTATAGCAATAGGTGAAACAACCATGAAAAAACTAATACTACTATTACTAATTGCGGGACTCCAAGCCTGCTCATCAATAAGCAAGGAAACCTACACAGAGACAAGAACTCTGACCTACCCAAAAGGCGGCGAGCCGCACCTCAAGGAGATGTATCTAAAGGATAACAAGCATCAGGAACAGAATACCTACATCGGGACAAATGATCCTCAACCAGTAGTCCAGCCAACACCAGAACCCTATGTCAACGATGTAGACCTCATCGCGCCAGTCCCAGAGGTCAATAACTACCAAGCCTCCTATACACCACCAGAGCGTGAGAAGACACTAGATCAACTGATCCATGAGAATCTAATTCTCCAAGCCAAACAAAGGAACGCATGGTTAAGAAGCCAAATGTAGAATACCCAAAGTGGTCTTGCCAAGAGTGTGGTAAGAAGCACGGAAAGAAACAAAAAGAAGTATCATGCTGGCATTACGGAAAGTGTGATGTCTGCCAAACAAATAAGAATGTCACAGAAGTAAGAGACTTCGGGCATTTCCCTAACTGGTTCAAATCTAAATAATGTGTCCAAAATGCAACTCAACAAAAACAGGAATCTACAACTCAAGAAAGAACGGAAAGCACGGAGGGTCAGTATGGAGGAGAAGGCATTGCCTAAAGTGCTTCCACAACTGGTCAACAGTAGAAATAAGCCAGAAACACTATGATGAATTGACACTACAGGCCAATTTATCAGATACCTTAAAAACCCTTGAAAACACAGCTTCAAATATTATCGGAAAGGTTAAAGGAATTCTTCCCGAAGACGGAGATGCCAGTCATGTTTATGCTGATCTCGATGATAGTGATTGGGACGATATACAACATCTACACGGCAAACAGTCCAGAAAAGCCCTACCTATGCCCAACCTGCGGCCAACCAACAGAAAAGAAACATGAGAGATATATTTTTTGATCTGCTCATCATGGCAATAACATTCTACGCAATAATCATAATCGTATACTATTTCGGCCCAAAATGAACACACCAGAAACAGACAAAAGAGTATGGTCAGACCATAGCGAAGGTATCCTACATGAAGTAGTGGAAGCGAGTTTTGCTAGGAAGCTAGAGCGGGAGAGAGACGAGGCGCGGGAGGAAATAAATCGCTACAGAGAAAAACTCGACCTACTCCCCATGTCTTGGGATGTCTAATTATCGTTAACGATAACCAATGAAACCAAGGATAACTAGAGTAACGATAGTAAAAGAAGGTGATCCATTATTCTCTCAATACGGTTACACCATCGAAATAGAAGACGAAGCCGCTGGAGAATTTATCCAAATCACAGATCATCAAGATAGCCATAAAATCACACTAAACCCAGAAGACTGGCCCGCCATCCGCGCAGCTATAAACAAGATGGTAAAACTCTGCAAATGAACTGGGACGAATACGGAATAAGCCTAGCCCAAGTCGCCGCCCTCAAAAGCAAAGACCCATGGCAAAAAGTCGGCGCGGCCATCCTAAGAGAGGATAACACAATAGGAGGTATAGGATACAACGGCTTCCCCCAAGGAGTCAAAGAAGACTGGGAGAACAGAGACGAAAGAAGATTACTTGTAGTCCACGCAGAACAAAACGCCCTGAGATACCTTAAACCGGGGGAAGGAAAGACACTCTACTCCACCCTCCTCCCGTGCAATGACTGCCTAAAGACCATAGCCGCCTACCAAATAAAGAGAGTCCTCTACAAAGACATCTACCTTCATGATTCCTCCTCCCTACTCACAGCTAAGAAACTAGGCATAGAACTAGTCCAATACGAATGAACCAGAACCATAAATCCCGAATCGCCGACATAATCGAGGAAGTCATCAAGGCATCCAAATCAGACAAAGAATCCCTAGATAGAATCCACTACCTAGGCCACATAGACAGAAGCCAGAAACAATACCGAGTCTACCTCACCTTCACAGAAGCCAAAGCACCCATATCAGACAGGAACCTAGACTAGGGAAGCACACAAAAATATAAACACAAAAAGGTGGTTTCTCTCGTTGTCTGGCAAAAACAGAGGTTTGTCTCGTTGTCTGAGTGCTTCGCTCAACGATCAGCCCATCCTCCAGAGGCTGCATAGGGGAGGGGGCGGCTGCCATCAGTCTCACGCGAGAAAGAGATTCCTTGCTTGACTACAGCTCGCGCTCACGCTCCACGCTCTAGGGTTTTCCCCTCACGATCTGCGCGCTTGGCAAGGTTTTTCTTTTATCGTTCAACGCTAAAAAATAAGCTGAAAAAAATGCGAGAAGGGGTTGACTCGAAAGAGATTTCTGATAGTATTTAATTTGTCAGCGGGGAAGGTCTCCGATTCTGACATTGATATTTGAGAGTTAGTTTGTTCACTTCATTGTCTGCATTCCGTTTTTCTGTCTTGGAATTATCCATTGGCAACAAAACACGAAAGCCAATTTCGTTTAATTATCGTTAAACGATAAAGCGGGAGAATGGAAACTCAGACAATGAAAGTAAAAGAGAAAAATGCTGTAGCCGTTAAGACCGCCAAAGTTGAAGTAGTGCGTGAGGTTGGATCGATTGATTCAATGCTCACGCAAACGAGAAGCGGGTATATCCACGCTGATAAAAAGTTGAATGATATACCAACGGCGGATCTGGTAAACTATGCTGTGGAAAAACTCACTGCTGGCCAATCTGCGCTTCGACAAGCTTGCTTGTTTACTGGTGCAATCTATAAGACCTGCACGGAAGAAAAGGCCAAGCTTTATGCGGACGGGCTTTCTGTCGCGTGGGGAGGAATGTCGAAGGATATTCTATCAATTGGCAAAGCTTTGCCGGCCTTAGAATCAACTGGCTTGGCTTTGGCGAATGTGAAGGATTTGTATGGCCTGCGCGAAGTTAGGAAAATCCTCTTGGGTGATGACAAGACGCAAACGAGCAAAGCCGTTGCTTTACTAAATGAAGGTAAAGCTCCGCGTAAGGTTCGTGAGGCTGTGCTTGGCGCATCGCCAAAGGTTGAAAAGGAAGCCGCGCCGAAAGAGGAAAATGTCCAGCTTTCACCAGAGGAAAAGGCCGAAAATCTTGGCCGCGTATTTATCGCTTGCGCCGAGAGGATCACGCAAATCGTTGACCACGATGACCGCGTGAAGTTGGCAATGCAGGTATTCGCCAAGCTGAAACTCGCAGGGTATTCAATGCAGAAAGTGAAGTGAACAAGAAAAAATGGGAGTGACCTTCGGGTTGCTCCCTTTTTTTGTGCCAAAATTTCCCGGCGATTTTACCTTTTAGGTTTCGACTAGCTCATCCTCTTCCTGCTCTTCTTCGTTCTCGTTAACGATAGAAATTGCGGGCGCGATTTCCCCTTCCAAGATTTGAATGTTATGTTTCTCTGTAACATTTCCCATCTCATCCCTCATCGGAGGCGTCACATGGAGAGAGATCATCGCATTCACGCTCATTGCCCTTTGGTTCTGAACTTCTTGCTGATCCAGTCCCAGCGTCCTCCTCGCAGTCTTGTCTAGCTCTGTGAGTAGTTCTAGGCGTTCCTTTTGTTCTTTTGTGCCTTTCAGCTTCTTCCTCTCATCAATCACTTTCCTCTCTTCTTCCAGCTGTTTCAGCATAAACCACAGATGCTGTTCGCTTTCCTCTCCCATCTTGTGAATGAGCTTTTTCTCTATCTTCGCTGATGCCTGCGTTCTGATTAGGTCGCGCTGCTTCGCCCATTTCTCTCTAACCATCACATTCCGAAAGTAAAATGGGGACAGACCTTTGTATTGTGGGAGTTTTGTTATGTCTGCAACATCAAGCCCGGCCATGTAGTGTGATTTGATTTCTTCCCAATTCCACTTCTTTGGGCGGCCAATGTTTTCTGGGTTTCTATCCATATCGTGGACGATAATCTGTCCACATTTTCATGTCAAACTTTCTTCTTAAATCCACAAATAAATGTTGACAGAAAATATAAATGTGCTATTATATATATAGTCGATGGAGTAGTTCCATCCGACCATTGTTTCTTTTACATTTTAAATGTTTTCAGTTTCGGTTTTTCGTGGCCCCTGCCGCCTTTCTCTTTTGGCGGTGGGGGTAATGCGGCGCAAGTTCTCGTTAACGATAACTTGATGCGGTGACAAGCCCGTAAAGCATAACGCAAACGCAGAGTCACAACCACGAACCAAATGAGTAATACAATCGAAGAAAGCGGAACAATCACAATCAACTCGCCTGTTCATGGCGCGAAGTTTGTGTTTGCCAATCCAACCCAACAGCTTGTCTACAAGCGTCTCGTTGAACGATACAGCATCGAACCTCGCAATATCTACAAAGGATTCTGCGGAGACAATGTTGTTATCTGCGAGTGGGATCACATCACAATCGGCATCGAGGAGGATGGATATGCACACTCGTGAAATCACAACAGAGAAGGGTAATACCTATATTTGTCCAGTCTTCACGGCTGATGAATATCAGGATATGATCTATGGCTTGTCTAATGAGGGCTGGTGTCTCACCTGCGGCGAACTCGTCGATGGGGTTGAGCCAGACGCTCGCAAGTATGAATGTGATTGCTGTGAGAAACGCACAGTCTATGGCTTGGAAGAGCTATTGATGATGGGCATCCTTCAAATCAAGTAAACCTATGCCATTACAAATCCAAATAACAATTGAAGTGGCTTTGCTGCTTCTATTCAAACGGCATTGGCAGCATCGCAGCGATTCTTATATGCGAAGATCGTTGCGCGAGTATGTCGCGGCTCTGCGATATATCCGTCAAAAGTAATTAGCCACTCTGCTCTGTTATCGTTTAACGATAGCAGGGCAGCAGGCTGACTACAACCAGTCAGCGAAAACACGAAACAAATGAACGGACTAATCAAAACAATGACAGCAACTCTTGATGGAAAACAGATAGCTTATTCAAGCCTAACTGAATTCCTTGTTCAAGTAGGTAAAGGTAAAGGGTCTTACAAAACCCGATACAAGTTCACAGGCAATCTGGCACAAGCTGTTTTCTACTATCGCGCCCTAAATATAGGGAATGGATATAAGAAACGGCTGTTTGTTCCTGCATTTAATAAACCTGTGCTTGCAAAATACTTGTCATAGTAAATCAGACACTCCGCTTCTCGTTAACGATAACGGGGAGCGGCAGTCTGACATACAACCATGTCAGTAACACGAAAATGATAATACATGAAACGCAAGACATTGTAGCAATTGCTACTCGCAACTCGACCAATCGCAAGACTGGTCGCTCTGTCCAGATATGGATTCTTGATGCCACAATGCATCCTGTAGAGTCCAGACGCTCTGGGCATGACGCCGACAACCAATGCAATGGATGCCCGTTCGCCTCCAATAATGGATGCTATGTGAACGCGAATCCTCTTGGTGCAATCTGGCGAGCCTATCAGCGGGGTTCATATGAATACCTTCAGATGGGAACTCGCGAGTGGCATGACTTCTTCTCTGTCCCATTTGTCCGCTTCGGCGCATATGGCAATCCATCCCATCTCCCAGTCGAGATGGTCGATAGTATTTCCAGACTCGCCAAGCGTATCACAGGATATTTCCATGATTGGCATGAAATGCCAGCACCACTTGCTAAGGCATATGGCCGCTACTTCATGGCTTCCTGTGAGCCTACCAATGTAGAGTATGCCAAGAACCTCGGACTACGCACATTCACTATCAGCGAGACTCCTCTCGTTAACGATATTGAATGCCTAGCAGATGCCAAGGGGCTTTCCTGCTCACAATGTGGGTTGTGTGACGGAAACAATCGTCGCTCATCCCTTCCATCCGTGTGGATCAACCCTCACGGCTATCAACTCAAGAAAGCTGTGGAGGTGGTCAAATGAGTAAGACTAATGAACAGGCTTTAGTGGAAGCATTACGCAATCAGCAAGCGTGGGATTTAAAATCCGCCGCGCCTGATTTGCTGTATGCTTTGGAAATGGCTTATGACGCAATCGCTTGGCATATTCCAAGCGGGTCTTTCTCTGATCAGGAGGAGGAAGATTTACTTGAAACCATCCGCGCCGCTATCTTTAAAGCAAAGGGAGCCAAATGAGAGAAGCAAAACGCTACAAACCATCCGCTCTCGCCTCACAGAAGTGGGTCGATGAGTGGGAAAACCGCACAGACAAAGAAACCAATGATGCTCAAGACAAGTTCTTGTGGCTTCTATTGA